GCATTGCGTGAAGTCGAGGACGACATCGGTCAACTCATGCGTAATCGCAACTCTCTACTGGATATCTTTGATCCTAGTGGGAAGCTGCCGTATTCACGGGATATTATGGATGGTTCTATCCTTAACAACCATAACCTTCTTGTCCGTCTTCTCAATGCCTCGACACCGATTAAGGTCAACACAGACAAGATGACTCCAGGTCGTCAACTTCTGATTGATGCTGGTTACAATGCTGTCCCGTCGCTCACCAAATACCACGGTAGCCCTGAGAAATATACACATGAGCAACGCAGCAAGCTTGCTGGTTACATGGGTATCTATGGCAATATCGAGGGTCAGTTAGAAGCGCTTACGAAAAAGCCATGGGTTCAGCAGGAGCTTGCTGCAATCAAGGATGCCAGGATGAAGAATATCGAGAGTAAAGAACTTGATTTTGGCAAAGGTAATCTGCACCGAGAGATTGACCGTATCTTCCTTCAAGCCAAGCAGTTTGCCGAATCTAAGCTTCTCAACGAGAATCCACAGATGCGTGCGCCTGGCTTTGCTAAAGGTTCACGAGAGATGCAGCTACGCACTGGGCAGGATATTCAAAAGGTTATCAACTTCCACAGACAAGGTAGTTAAAGTTAATGGCTGTCACTCAGAATACCTACACAGGGGACGGGTCTACCGTCCTCTTTTCTTTTACCTTCCCATATCTTGAGACTACCGACATCAAGGTTTCCTTGAACGGTACAATTACAACTGCATACACCTTAGCCAACGCTACCACGATCCAATTCAATACGGCTCCTGCTAATGGAGCTGCTATTCGGATCTATCGTGTTACTGATGATGCGGCTCTTGCTGCTCAGTTCTATCCTGGTTCTGCTATTCGTTCACAGGATCTGAATGATAACTTCACTCAGAACCTGTATGTAACACAGGAATCAAACCGTGAAGCAGCTACGGCTATTACTACTGCAGAGGGTGCTGTTACAACGGCTAATGGTGCAGTGACCACAGCTAATGCAGCTACTGCAACGGCTAACACTGCACTTAGCACGGCTAACACCGCCTCCACCAATGCATCGGCTGCTGTAAGTACTGCGAACACTGCAAGCACCAACGCTAGCGCTGCTGTGTCTACAGCAAATAGTGCTGCTAGTGATGCTGCAACTGCACTCTCTACGGCCAACAGTGCTGCCGCTGATGCTGCTACTGCTATCAGTACAGCCAATGGTGCTGTCACAACGGCTAACAGTGCTGTTAGTACAGCAAATGCAGCGACTACGACTGCTGGTAACGCGGTCACAACTGCCAATAACGCTGTATCAACCGCTAATGCAGCTAGCACTACAGCAGGCAATGCCGTTACTACGGCAAATGCTGCCTCTGCTACTGCTGCTAGTGCTGTTACCACAGCAAATGGTGCCGTAACAACAGCCAACAGTGCTACCAGCACAGCTAATACAGCCCTGTCAACGGCCAACGCTGCAGCCTCCGCTGTGGCCAACGCCATCCTCTACGACACGGTTGCAAACGTCGCTGCAATCCCAGCCTCCCCAGCGAATAACGATGCTGTTGAAGTTGTCGATTCGACTGGCATTGAGAGCTTCACGCCGCTGAGTGGCAAGCCTGTTGGTTACGTCGGTGATTCGGGCCTGAGTGTTCGCTTGGTCTACACGACAAGCGGTAACACCTGGAACTGGATTCAATACTTCCCGAACGACCCAGAGAACCGCTACGGGGATGCCATTGTCACCCTCCAGGGGGATGTCACTGCTGTTGAGGGTGATGTCGCCACCCTCCAAAGCGATGTCCTTGGGCTTGATAACAGCAAGGCTCCAACCAGTAACCCCACCTTTACTGGTGCTGTAAAGGTCGCTGACGGTACAGCCGCAGCACCTTCGATCACCTTTGCGTCTGACACAAACCTTGGCCTGTATCGCATTAGCGAGAACAAGATGGGCCTTACGTCAAACGGGGCGCTAGTTGCCACGATTGATGATGGACAACTGATTATTGAAGATTCCCTTTGGGCTGGCGATAACGCCTGGATTGAAACCTCTGGCAAGTTTGCCGTCTATCAGTCCGCTTCCGGGAAGGGAACCATTCGCTTTTACGACGCAGACGCCAGCAACTATGTGTCGTTTGAAGGTCCGGTTTCGATTAGCAGCAACGTCACCTGGACATTGCCTAGTGCTGATGGAAGCAGCGGCCAATTCCTGAAGACGAATGGCAGCGGTGTTCTTTCTTGGGACACGGTTGACACCAGCACGCTTGCACCTCTAGCCAGCCCTACGTTTACCGGCACAGTCACGGTTGGCAGTGGAACCACGGCTCAACGTCCTGCCACAGCGGTGGCGGGCATGTTCCGGTTCAATACCGACGACGATGCCTTTGAGGGCTACGACGGCACGCAGTGGGGAGCCATTGGTGGAGCCCCGACGACAGCACCGCCTGTTGTTAATTCCGTCACACTGGCTGAGGTGAATACTGCTGGGGCACGATTCACCAGCAAGGACTTCAGCGTTACCACCACGATGGTGGACGATGGCACACCAGTGAGCCAGAAAGGTGTGAAGGCGTATGTGGAGGCATCGCTGCAGAGTTATCCAGCTACAGCGTCAATTACGGCTAATACGGAGACATGGCCGACTTCGGTTTCATTTTCGACCACGACGCCTGTTGGTACATCGGTAACCAACGGGTCGGCGTTTGCGTTTGCCATCTATCCCGACGAGTCAACTGGCCAAGTGCGATATGTAATGCACTACTACAGTGCGGGCGGCAGCGCCCAGCTTTATCTAAGCAGCGATGGTGGCAGCACATGGGTTCAAACAGGCTCGACGCTAAACTCTGGCTCTTTCCCTGCTTCTAAAGGGCGAGTTGTCGGCGACTTTCTTGTATTCTGGTCTGAGGGGAACGGCACTTGTTTTACCTCAAAAGAAAGTCCCTCCACTCCGACACCCATCTCTCACTCCACTGCAACAGGCGGCGTTGCGTTTGACGGTACATACTATTATTTTGCCAACAATACCGGGCGCATCTACCGACAAACGACGCTGGGTCAGTACGGCTGGACTGAGGTTTTCTGGGCGGGATTTGACGTACAATTCAACGGAATTGCGTACAACAGCAGCAATGGCGTCCTCATGGCTGTTGGGCGGCAGACTAATGCCTCTCCTTACCCTACAAAAGTCTACACATCCACTGATGGCGTAAACTGGACAGCCAGAAGCAATCTTGCTTCATCGAATGTTGGCATTTACGACCTCTTTGCTTTTAACGGTTATTTCTTCGTTTCCGTTGCTGATAACACCGTTAGGCGTTCAACGAGCGGCTCCTCTTGGACTACTCTTACTACTGGCTACTGGTGGGTAAACTGTTTTGCGACTGAAGGCAAGTATCTTTACGGCTCTGCCTACCTTGGAAGCCCAACTGTAACACACTCTATTATTAGAAGCACGAACAACGGCACTAACTGGTCTGCGCTTGGCTCGATTACTTCGATCAATGACTCAATAGGAAGCCTTGCCGTTGGCTACGGGTCAATACTTTGCGCTACTAGACACTCCGCGTCTCCTTACTACCCGAAAGCGAATCTTGCTTCCTACGACACTCAAGTCCTCACTTTTAGCTCTAACACTAACTTGGGGACTGTCGGCGGTATCAATGTTCAGAATCTAGTCCGCATGAGTGGAACAACAAACCAATACGGTCGCGTCATCTCAATTAACTCTGGCGCCAACCAGATGACAATCGGTTCACCACAAACCTGGCTGACAGGTCGAACAGCGATCTCGGTCGCGCCCGTTGGCTCCGCTACTTCCCAGCGGCTTTACCTCAATATGGATACCAGCGGCAACATCAGCGACATGCAAAGTGCTGACCCTGGCTTTGTGAACTACGGTCCCGGCACCTCTGTCACGTTGAGGTTCCCCGCCACGTTCCCAACAGGTAACGCACCCGACACCGAGCTACCTGCTGGCACCACCATCCGCGCTGAGATTCAGGCAACGAACAGTGTTGCCACTGACACTGAACTCAGCAACATCGTTACCCCAACCTAACCATGACTGAACAAGAGCAGAACGATGCGCTCTACCAGCAATGGATGGAGTGCCGCAAAAGTCTTCAGACCTACGAAGCCCGCAAGGCAAATCCTGAAGCAACAGCAGAGCAACTGCTGGAACCGATCCTGGCGGGTGAGGTGCGTGCTGAACGCAACCGTCGTCTCGCGGCATGTGACTGGACACAGTTAGCTGACAGTCCGCTTGATCTCGACGGCAAGGGGGCCTGGCAGCTTTACCGCGAGACGCTGCGAATGGTGCCACAGCAAGCTGGCTTCCCGTGGAATGTGCAGTGGCCTCCTGAACCTACTACTTAACTATAGTCATGATCACTATTCTTGGCATTAAAGTGTCCTATGAGGCACTTGCTTTTTTTGCGCTGTTTATTGGCTCCGAGATCATCGGTGCTTCCAAGCTCAAAGAGAACAGCATTGTCCAAATCCTGCTGCGTGGTGTAGAGGCAATCAAGCCCCACCGCACTGAGGATGACAAGATCCAACGTGTTAAAGATACGTTCAAGTAAAAATCATGGTACTGCTAGACGTTAAGCAGTACTACCCCCAAACCGACAGTGCAACAGGTCACGGAGATCGGATGTGCTTTAGCTCAACGTGCGCTATGGCCATCAAGTATCTCCGTCCTGATGCTCTGAAGGGTAGTAATGCAGATGATGATTACTTGAGAACTGTTCTCAAATACGGTGATACAACCCAATCCACCAGTCAAATCAAAGCCTGTCAGCAGTACGGTGTTTTTGCTTCCTTCTACCAAAAAGGTACAAGACAGACACTCCTCAACGAACTAAAAGCAGGCTATCCCGTTGCTGTTGGCATCCTGCACAAAGGTCATGTCTCCAATCCCGTTGGTGGTGGCCACTGGATGCTCCTGATTGGTGATGACGGAGAGCACGGTATCTTCCACGATCCATACGGTGAGATGGATAACGTCAACGGTGGCTACGTCAAAGTTGGCTCTGGTGGTAAGAGTGTCAAATACACCTGGCGTAACTGGTTAAAGCGTTGGGAAGTTGAAGGTTCAGGTACTGGTTGGTTCATGACCTTCCGTCCTGTCCAACAGACACGTCCCCTCACCACCTACGACAACACCTGGGCTGGTGTTAAAGCTGCTGCAACTGCTGCAGGCTCCAAGCATCCCTCCGTAGTGGCTGCTCAGTGGGCCTTGGAGAGCGGCTACGGCAAACACACCTCTGGTAAAAACAATTACTTCGGCATCAAAGGAACCGAAGGTCAAGGCACACTAAAACGTACCACTGAGTTTGTCGGTGGTATGGAGATCAAAACAGACGCTTGGTTCAAAGACTACCCATCACTCTTTGAATGCGTCCAAGATCTCGTCAATAAGTGGTACAGAGACTACAAGAATTACAAAGGTGTCAACCGTGCATCCTCTGCTGAGGAGTGTGCCCGACTTCTTGTCGTTGAAAAATATGCCACTGATCCCGCTTATGCGGACAAATTAATACGTATCTTGCGGGAACATGATTGAAGCAGCCGTATCTGGCACTATTGCCGTCTTCACCGCAGTCGTAGCACTGCATTCACGTATGCATAACCGAATTTCTGATGTAGACAAGCGCATTGATCAGGTCGAATTGCGTATTGCTGAGAAATACGTGCAACGTGAAGAACTATCCTCAGCACTTCAGAAGATGGAGGATCACATGATCCGCATCGAGAATAAGCTGGACCAAATTGTTTTGAGAAATGGCTAAGAAAGTAAAGGCCACTGAAGATACTTTCAACGAACTCCATAACCTTGTCACTGCAGAACTCATCAGTCGCATTAAATCTGGTGAGGCATCTACTGCAGACCTTAAAGCAGCCTGTGACTGGCTTGCAAAGAATGACATTACTGGAGTTGCAATGGAAGGTTCCCCTCTTGATCAACTTGTCAACATCCTACCCAAGGTTGATCCTGAATTAGTTCGGAGTCGAATGAATGGCACGCGACTGGAAAAAAGAGTATAAAGCCCGTGCTGAATATCTAAAGTCATACCGTCGTGAGCATCGCAAAGAGGATGCTGCACGCGCACGAGCACGTCGATCAATGGGTGACATTCCTAGTGGTTATGAAGTCGACCATAAAGATAGCAACCCAATGAATAACTCACGTGAGAACCTGAAGATCGTTCCACGTAAAGCTAACCGTGCAAAGGGAGCACGTAAGACGAACGCTAAACGGTAATGACTCCCCTTCTTCCCTCGCCTGATCACTATCTCCAAAACCTAATAACCATGACAA